CTCAGTACTAAATGAGCCGAAACCGTATCTTGCAGCAAGAGATAAGATCAATGGACGATTCAACTCCTTCAGCAAACAGATGATGGAACTTGCAACACTTCATGGCGAAGCTAGCCCGATAACAGACGAGGAATTCTTGTCATATTACGGTGGAGCTAAGCGTAGGTGTTATGAGGCTGCTGTGGAGTCGCTGAGAGAAAGACCTCTCGACGCGAAGGATTGTTCGGTGAAAGTGTTTACTAAGGATGAATACCGCAAACCAGGCGGAGCACCTAGAGCTATACAGCCACGATCACCCAGATTTAACGTTAAATTAGGTCGGTATATTAAACATTTGGAGCATGAAATATTTGATGCTATTAATGAGATATTTGATCCGTCGAAAGAACATAAGACGGTAGCAAAGGGCATGAACATGATTGAAAGAGGAAATGCGATAGAAAATATGTGGAACAGTTTTGATGACCCGGTTGCTGTTGGTTTAGACGCCAGCAGATTTGATCAACACATCAACCGGCTCTTACTGGAATACGAACATTCCATCTATCACATGTGGAGCACAGGACAAGGAGATGATTTACCTCCTTTAGCCACACTTCTGAAAGCACAATTATGTAATCGAGGAGCGTACCATGGAAAAGATGGTTCGGTGCGATATCAAGTGGATGGATGTCGCATGTCTGGTGATATGAACACCAGCCTCGGTAATGTGATAATCATGACGACGCTCATGTACGCTTACATAGAGAACCGTAAGTTACATGGGAAGGTGAAGCTACTGAATGACGGAGATGATTGCGTAATCATAATGGATAGGCGAACTTTAACAAAGTTCACGGATGGATTGCAGGAGTGGTTCTTAGAAATGGGACTTACTATGGAGTATGATGGTATTTACACTGAACTCGAGAAAGTTGAGTTTTGTCAAAGCAGACCAGTTTTTGACAGTGTACATGGTTACCGTTTGATACCACGACCAACTAAGCGATTGTACAGCGATTTAGTCACTACAAAGGACATTTCGGTGAAGAAAGTATACAATAAGCAGATAGGAGCAGTAGCTGGTTGTGGGTTAGCGTTATCAGACGGATTGCCAGTTTTCAACGCGTTTTACAAGTGGTTAGGACGCGGTGCGACACCATGGATACCTGAACAGGGAGATTTCTACTACAAATTTCGTCAAGAGTTGATCGATGGAATGAGTACAGGAGAGCGGAAGCCAACTGATGAGGAGCGAATCAGTTTTTATTTCGCCTTTGACATCTCCCCGGAAGAACAGATACTCATAGAAAATTACTATGATAATTTATATGACCCAATTTACACAAAAGCAATCAAAGATCCAGTGAGAACTTTGGAATCCATTCAATATCTCGTTGAACCCGAGCAGAAAAATAGACAATAGGT